GAGTATAACATTGTTTAAATGTTTTTGTATCTTTGGAATTTAACTGCGTTTGAGCGTTTGAACTACAAGTATTAATGTGTTCTAATTCTGTATTAGTTACGCTACCATCCGCAAGTTTAACGGCATCAATTCCTGTTGGTAAATCACTTGCTAATAAATCAGCACCCGCAGTAACTAAACCTTTTGCATCATAAGTTATTTTGGTTTTTGTTGCACCTGTGATTGAAGCGTTTTCATCTACTTTACCATTTAAAGCAGTATTTAAATCCGTTTGGTCTGATAACGTTCCTGTAATTCCACCCCAAACTGCACCGCCTAAATCAGATGTTAAAGCAATAGTTCCACTCGCATCTGGTAAATCAAAAACTCTTGGAGCAGTTTGAACAACAGCTTGTATTGTTGCCCCCGAACCACCTTGATTTAAACCTAATCCATCAGGTGCAACTGTTGTTGATTTACCATTAGTTAGATTAATAGAATAAAGATTTTCAGCACTAAATCCAGTTTGAAAATCATTAAAATCAACTGATAAAGTTTCAACAACATTACTTGCAACTCTTGTTTGATTTGGATAAGTACCAATTAATATTTCAACGTCTGATTGATTTCCTTCATTCGTTACCTCTTGAAGTGTTGGGGTTGTGCCACCGCTAAATTCACTAACCGCAACACGTTTACTAACTCCGCTTTGTACTAACTCTATTTCTTCCGTTCCCGCTAAAGGTGTGGTTGCTAAAGTTAAATCTGTTATCTTTTTATTTGCCATTAGTTTACTATTCTAAAATCGTTATTTTCTGTAATTCTTAATTCTCCCGCTTCTGTAATTCTATAATCTAATCCAGCATCAAAGAAACCCGCATCCTCTAAATCAGTAATAAAAAAACTTTGGTATTCTTCTTTGCCACTAAAATCTATTTTAAAGCCGTTAAAATCACTTTTCCCGCTTCCTGTGTTATAGTTTAACGTTCCTGCTTCAAGTCCGTTGTATAAGCCAAATATTCTATATAAGCCGTTTCTATCTCTAAATATTAAACGGTAGTCTTTACGTAACAATTTACTAATATTTTCATTATCGTTTGCTCCCTGTAATTCTAAAGCTAAACTTTGATTATAGTATTTTCCCCCGCCATCTTCTTCTTGTGTTTCGTTTGCGTTTTGATTTCCATTTGAATAAAACTTGTAAATAGTTGTAGTTGGAAATGTTACTAAAACATTACTATCTACAATAATTTGAGAACGTGAATAATTTACAAAGGGGAAAAGATAAATTTCATCAATCCCGCCTAAACTATCTTTACATTTTCTTGTATAACCGCTTGTTATTGTAGATACCATTTTCTGTCATCATAAGTATTACCGTTTAGCTTCCATCCCGCAGTTACTTTAACATCTCTATCCGCATTAACGCCATCTTGATAGGTTTTATATTCTGGAATAACATTATTACAAATCCATTTATTAAACCTTAATATTAACATTTGAGCATAAGCATTGTATTTGTTAGATAAAAACATAACCTCGTCTTTACTAACTACTTCTATATTTTCGCCTGTATGTTTGTAAATCCCACCGTTATCGACCATATACTGACCGATTTCGATATACTCTGCAATCGCTTTATTTTTAGTAATTGGCTTAACGTATTCGTTGTATAAAGTTTCATATAAACCCGCTAACGTTTCCGCTTCCGCTTCCGCTAAAATCTTATCATATAACTCCGAACCTAATAACGGTTCAATAGTTGTTAATTGCACGTTTGCAATACAAAAAAGGTATTTATCAATATCAACATTACCACCTAAAATAGTGGTTGATGTCATTTCTTGCGGTGTTATGAATAAAAACTCTGCCATAATTACTAAATTGAATGAGGTGCAATCCCCGCTATGCCACTTGCTCTGCTTTCTTTTGGCTCATTAAGCGGATTATTTACATCCACTTTTACGCCTTGTTTTTTATATGTTAATTTTTCCCAATAATGTTTGCACGTTCCACCTGTATAAGTAGCACTTAACAACCCGCCACCTTTATATTTCCAAATAGAATAAGGTTTATTTGGGAAAGGGTGCATCCCGAAACCTGGATTAACATTCTTTTCGCCCATTGCTTCTATATCCTCACGTCGATAAACTTTATTTGCTCTCATCATACTACGACAAAAATCCCTTTGAGGTGCTTCATTTCCTGCGTAACGGTAACGATAAATATAAAATTCTGTATCGTATTTACTTTTTGCATTAGGAAACGCTACACCTGTACTCGTTGAAAGTGTTATTTTATCTTCTTCATCGTAATCAACAGGCTTAACACTTTCTAAATCATACCCATCAATCGTTTCATCTTCTCCTAACTCTATAAACTCGTCTAAATCAGTCTTTTTTTTTTCGTCTGATAAAGTAAGAGCAACCTCTTTTAAAGGTTTAAAATATAACTCTAAGTTAATATCGTAGTATTCTAAAATAGATTGTATCGCTTCAATAATAAAGCGTTGTTTTGGCTCAATTACATATTTAATTAACTGCTCTCTTGCGGTGTCTAATTCATCAGCATTATTACCAAATCCTGTATTATCTTTAATCCCGAATAACATAGGACTAACAACTCTATGAGCAGTCATAATTTGTTGACGGCTTTCGCTTGTCAAATACTCCCATTGTTTGTGAGCATCGTTTACGGTTAAAGGCGTTACAGTTATTTCAGCATCTCTACCATTAAACGATAAACCAAATTTACCAGCATTACTGCTACCTGTTAATTTTTGTTTTATTTTACGCTCTAAGTCGTCTTTTTCTTCTTCGCTTAAACTGTTACCATCTGGAATATTAATAATATAACCAAAGGATAAACCGTTTTTTATGTGGTTAATGTAATAGTTAGCGATTTCTTCTTCCATTTCCATATAAGGAAGTCCCGCTAAATAATCAGGATCACTAAAATAAGTTTTACCAGCTTTATATGGTTTACCGTTGTAAATTTCAATCTCATCTTTTGAAGTTCCAAACGCAGGAAAATCTAACGGCTTAAATTTATTTATATTATTCCAATCTCTACAATAATAGTAGTGTTCGATTTCTTCTTCCTCGTTTTCGATTGATGGTGCTACACGTTCTTTAGGTAAATGTTTAATTGCTCCTAAATCCTTTTTATTTTTAGCTTTAATTACTTGTGCTGAAAATTCATTAAACAAAGTAAAGTCAGAAACAATCCGTCTAATATCAACGTCTTTCATTATTACTTTAAAACGTAACCAATCCGCAGTATTTGTAAAAGAGTTTTTTGCGTAAATACCTTTACCATAAATCATATCCACATAAGAGTTTATAATAGCGGAGTTTGTAGGACTGCCATTATAACGGTCAATTAAGTAATAATAAAACGAATTATTTTTACCATTTAAAACCCAATTCTTAGATTTATTTTCTTCAATCTTTGGTCTTATGTAATTGTTTAATTGTATTAACCGAATATCTTGTTTAGGTTCTGCCATTAGTAATAATATACGTTATTAGTCAATTTGTAATCTTGTGGGTTTTGTGAGGTTGCGATTATCTTACCTCTATACACTATCTCGGTGTCGTCTAATTTTATTTGAAACTTTTGATTTTCTGTAAATGTGTACTCAAATGATAGAAACAAAACGCCATCAGTAATAGTATAAGTGTTATCTATGTTTTCAGTAACTTGTGTTGCTTCGTTAAATAAACTGAAAGTAATAGCATCAGTTGGATAATAACGAGGTATTAAATCTATTATATGGTCTGTATCTTCTGGATTAACAACTTTCATAATTATATAACTAAAAAAAGCCTATTTTGCGACAAAATATTTATATTTGTAAAAACTAAAAACAAAATCATGAAAAAACCAGATTATTACATTCAAACTTTTTACGAAAAAAGAGAAGGGTTTAAATATGAGCAACCTATTAAAAAGTTAAATAATAAAACTTATTTTGATTTTAATGAGGGTAGCTTTGAAAGAGAAAATTGGGGATTTTTTTTAAAAGAAAGTCATTACTATAACGAGGCTATTTTTGCAAGTCAATTTAATTCTAATTTATGGAAATCATAAACTATAAAAACCAAACCTTTTAAGAT